CCAAGTTCCAGACTCACGTCACTTCCCGAACCTTCTAATCCACCACGGCCATGATGAATATCAACAACGTATACCCCCGCCCGTCGCGTTCGCTTAGCGCGCCGGTTGCAGATCAACGCCTGACGGTTGCGGGTACGGCGGTGCAGTTCTCCGCGCTGAACGAGCGCACCGACATGGTCTGGATCGACATTCAGGGCGGCGATGTGTTGGTCACGTTTGACGACTCCACGCCCACCTCGACCAACGGCCACAAGCTGTACGACACGGAGCACTACTGGTGGAGCTATGCGGCGGCCACGTCGATGAAGCTGATCCAATCCACCACGGCGACGGTCAGTGTACATCTGAGCGAGTTCCAAGCGTAACGACCGATGAATCGGTATCGGTCATACGGCGAACGCGATGACCAACCGCAGGTCGTCGGGGATGGCGCCTTCAAGGGTGTTGATGAGTACAACGCCAGCGAGAACATCGCCCAAGGTGAAGTTCAGCAGGCGGTCAACATGGACTTCACCTCGCAAGACGCGGTGACGCGAGGGGGGTTTGTGTGTCTGCCGGGACTATCTAACGAAACTCATCCAATTGCGGTAATAAAGCAGAGCGCCTTGAGTGGTACACTTCCGCCGCCTATAACAAGTTATACCAATACCAATGGTATAGTTTATGGGAACGGGATATATGTAAGCTTTAGAAATACGGATCCTTCCAGTAGCAGCCTACTTGTTTGTACAAGCGATAATCTAGATACTCGAACTCAACAATACGACTTCGGTGCTTATAAATTTGATGTACAAATCTCTTTCAACGGGTACTATTTTATTTTGTTTGGGTCTGAAGAAATACCCGCAACAGGTGCACGAGTCGGGTTCCTCCGGGTATCTACTGATGGGATAACGTGGACTACCCCTACGGGCCTACCTGCTGCTGCGGGGTGGTATACAAGTTGCGAAACTTCATCGGACAGGACTGTTTTAGGGTGGACGAACTTAAATACGTCTTCCCCCGTATACGGTGTTATAATCTCCATATATAATGGGACGACTAATCCTACACCGGGGGCTAGTTGGACATCCTATACACTTACGCATTGCCCATGCAACATTATCTATTCTAACGGAATATTTTCCGCAGCATCGAGGAGAGAACTTTCAACTTCCCCATTCAAAGAATTTTTACCGAGCTATTCTTATGATGGAATTACTTGGTATCTTGGTTCAGGGATTAGTCCGGTTCAAGTAAGTAATCTATATATTCCCGGAATATCGTTTGGTAACGGGGTGTTTTTAATGATTCTTACTGAGTATACCCTCTCAGAAAATTCAAATAAGTGGGTTATATATAAGTCGACAGACGGAATAAACTGGTCTTTAAGTTACCGAACAAATTTGCGTATCCCGATTTTTTCGGTATCGCTCGGGTATTGTAAAATAGTTTTTTATCAAGGGTCTTTTATATTTAGCCTAGCTGTTTCTGGTGGGACCACAATTGGGAGTATAACCGGAGACCCATTATTCAGCACTCTATATGGGGATTCCATACTCTATCGTCTTACTGGAAGCAATAGGTTGATCGCATTAGAAAATAATAATTTAATATCTAGTAGTAATGCGGTATCTCAAAATTACTTTAGGGTATTAAACGGTTTTGAATCTGCATACGGTTCTGGAGTATATTCAGATCCCGATACCCCCGGTAATAAATGGATCATGCTAGTAGGAGCTGGGAGTGTTGGGTTCTACGGTTCTGGAATGTTGCCTAGGCTAGTTAGTTTGGGGACCAACTACGTTTCAGCCCAATCAACAATCGTCCAGTGCAACAATTTAGTATACTTGTTCCGAGGCCCGGACGACGCCCCACTGTATTGGGATGGGGATTGGTCTTCTTCTTTTGTCCTCGTACCTACTCCAACTCCGAGTTCAGGATTTCAGATCATACCCAATAGTGATCAAGCTACCTATTACCAAAACCGGCTATGGGTGAAAAAAGGTAAGGATGAAATACTGGCTTCTGACGTTTTAGATTTTGAGACTTACGAGACTATCACCAATAGCTTTAACTTAAATACCGGGTCTTCCGACTACATTGTCGCTACGTTTCCATTCGGCGATAAAACCCTATTGGTGTTTAAGAATAAAAGCATTCTTGCCCTTAGCAATGTTGATGGGTCATTGGCCGATGTAACCGCCACCGAAATTACCCGCCAAGTCGGACTTGTCGGAATAAATGCGGTGACTTCGGTTGGTCCTGACGTAGCGTATGTTTCCTACAGGAACGTCAACCTGATCACGCTTACGGCCACAAATAACTCGGTACAGCACAAGACGCTCCCTCTTTCGTTCAAGATCAAAAAGATCATGGACCGGGTTAATTGGGCTTATGCATGGAAGATATCTATTGGGTATGCAGACAATAAACTTTATGTCGCTCTACCAGTAGATGGGTCTCTTTTTTGCAACTGCGTAGCCGTCTACAATTTTGTAACATCTCAATGGTACGGTGAATGGAATTTTAGCGGCATAGTTAATATGTGTATCCAGCGTTGGGCGGTGCTGGACTATCTCGGCCTGCAGCGTATGCATGCGGTCACGGAAGACGGCCGCATATTTGTGACTGATGAAGGGTCGGAAGATATACCGGGAGTTTTTAGATGGGCTCATTTTTCTACAGGTACTTCCTCCCAATACTGGTATGGCACCAATAACCGGGCGAATATACAAACTAAATTAGTAACTCGAGCCTACGACACTACTGGAGACACTCATTTTCAACGCCGGGCGTATTTAGATATCGGTACTAACCGCCCTAACTTTTCAGTAGTCGCATATACGGAAGGAGTATCTGAAAGTTCGACGCTGCTTTCAAATCAGGCATATACGCGATCAGAGTCATGGAAATTTAATGACACCCCTTACGATTTAACCAATACCAATAACGATTACAATCGGGCATACCGTAAAGACTACTCTACTGGGCCTAATAGCATAAAATCCGGAAGTGGTTTTAACCCAGACGTAATTCAAGAAATACGTTTACCTTTGATGTCTTTTCGCCAAGGCCGTTTGAGCTGGTTTGAGATTCAAAATACGCAAGGAACTATAAATATTATGTCCGTAGGTTTTGAATCAAGACCCGGACAGCGGTCAAATTTGGTGCAAATCTAACGCTCTAAAATATGAGTTACATTCAATCTGCCTCTGTTGCCAATGTTACCCCGAGTTATGTTTTTACCGGGACAGACGATCCAATCACCTTTTCCAAGTTAAACTTGCTGGCGACCCCAATTGTTACGTTATCGAATGGGCAAGTTACAAGCGATCAACTTGCTACTTCACTGACAATTCAAGGACTAACCATTGGAAGTACTCTGATCCAAAGGTATACTACGCGGACTTTTTCGGGCACGATCTCTGCTGGCGGAAATGGCGCCAATATTTTGAGAGTAGCATGTACGGGGTCTACCGCTTCTACAATAAGTGTTGGAGCAACCCCTTCTACCGCTGGGCACATCCTTATCTACAGCTTTACCACGGATGGTACCGGAGGTAACGTGATCACATTCGGCACGGGTTTCAAAGCTACGGGCACGTATACCTTGACTGGGGCGAATAAGTATTTCCAGATCGCATTCGTATACGATGGCACCAATTATTGCGAACTCTATCGGTCAGGTGCCGCAGGGTAATTAAGCCATGGACGAACTGACGTTTGAGGAGTGTGCCGCAGGGTAATTAAGCCATGGACGAACTGACGTTTGAGGAGTTCGTCTCATTGGTCGAACAGGATCCCGCCCTGTTCGAGGATGTGCTTGCGGAAGAGTCAGGGTATTTTGACGTCTTGGATGTACCCTCTTTGGGTGAGGCGGATTTCGAGGAAGTGATTTCCGAGCAACCCCCCGTAGAAGAGCTTGTTCCCGCAGAAGAATCTACGTCTGTAGAAGAGGTTGGGCCGGATGAGCAGGCGCTAATTGACGAGGCAGATCAGATTCGTTTGGGCGAAGAAGCCCGGATCGCTGCTGAAGAGGAAGCCCGGATCGCTACCGAAGAGGAAGCCCGCTTAGAGTATGCGAGGCAGATCGAGGCGGAACGTCTCGCTGAAGAAGATAGGCAGCGCCTTTTGGAAGAGGAGCGGCAGAATCAACTTTTGGCCGAAGAGCGTGAGCGTATCCGTCTTTCCGAGGAGCA